GACCTAAAGTCACTTGAAGCACTGACACAAGCCCTGGTTGAAGGCAGCGCAGCAGCTGCTAAGGTAGTGTTTGTGGTGAGCCCCAGCTCTACCACCAAGCCTGCTACCCTTGCTAATGCTGGTAACGGTGCTATCATCCAAGGTCGTCCTGATGACGTTGGTGTCATTCAGGTTGGTAAGACCGCTGACTTCCGCACTGCTTATGAAATGGCAGGTGTACTTGAGCGTAGACTAAGTGAAGCATTCTTGATTCTTAATGTCAGGGATTCTGAGCGCACTACTGCTGAAGAAGTCAGGATGACACAGATGGAACTTGAGTCACAACTCGGTGGATTGTTTAGTCTATTGACTGTTGAGTTTCTTGTTCCGTATCTTAATCGTAAGCTAGATAATGCACAGAAGTCTGGTGAAATCCCACGTCTTCCTAAAAACATTGTCAAGCCTACAATTGTTGCTGGCATCAATGCGCTTGGTCGGGGACAAGATCGTGATAGTTTGACACAGTTCCTTACTGTACTTGCTAACACTCTTGGACCTGATGCAATTGGTAAGTTCATCAACACTGATGAAGTGATCAAACGCTTTGCTGCTTCTCAAGGTATTGATGTACTTAACCTTGTACGTTCAATGCAAGAAGTACAACAAGAGCAAGCCGCTGCAATGCAACAGCAGATGGCAATGCAACAGCAACAGATGGAGGTAGATGCTATGAAGGCACCTATCAATGATCCATCTAAAAATCCAGAACTTAACCCTGGACTAATGCAACAACAACAACAACAACCACCTAGTTAAATATGGCTGAAGTAATGTCCATGATTCCTGACGAAACCCCAGCAGGAGAACTCAATGCTGATGAGCAAGAGTCTCTTCAGGTCGGTGAACAAATGGAACAAGAGCAAGAGCAGCGACTTGCTGGTAAATATAAAAACGCTGAAGAGCTAGAAGCTGCTTACCTTGAACTTCAAAAGAAACTGGGCTCTCAAGAGACAAATCAAGATGAGGCTGTAGAAGAAACACCTACTGATGATACAGAATCTATTCTGGATCGTTTGTGGGATGAGTCACAAACAGAGTTTAATCCTGAAACTGTTGAAGCTCTTACTAAGACGGATCCCGTGCAACTTGCAGAGATGTATTTGCAATACCGTTCTAATCAAGAAGGTAAGCAGGGTCCAGCTATGACCGATCAAGACGTAACCAACCTTAAAGGTCTGGTCGGTGGTGAAAATCAGTACAATGAATTGTTGGGTTGGGCTAGCCAAAACTTGTCTGAACAAGACATTGATATGTATGATGCTGTTATGGGACTAGGTAACCCGGCTGCTGCTAGGTTTGCCATTGAAGCCCTGGCTTATCGATACCAAGAATCTAATGGTGTCGAAGGTAATCTTGTTCAAGGGAAGTCACCAGGCACTGGATCTGCATTCCGTAGTCAGGCTGAAGTTGTACAAGCTATGTCTGATCCTCGTTATGATAACGATCCTGCTTATCGTCGTGACGTAATGAAGAAACTTGAACGCTCTAACATTCAATTCTGATGACAACAATTACTAACGAACACGGACAACAAAACATTTTTGCTAAAGAACCACCCATCATTATGGAAAACATCACTGTGACACACAATGAAAAAGCTGAGCAGCTTAACGGTCGTCTTGCTATGCTGGGCGTCATGGCTGCTTTGGGCGCTTACGCTCTAACTGGTCAAATTATCCCTGGAGTTTGGTAATGCCACAAGGTAAAGGTACTTACGGTACGCAAAAAGGTCGTCCCCCTAAAAAAGGATCTAAAAAGTAATGGCTAAACAAGGTCTTTACGCTAACATCCACGCAAAACGATTGCGTATTAAACAAGGCTCTGGAGAAAAGATGCGGAAGCCCGGCAGTGCGGTGCTCCTACTGCAGCTAACTTCAAACGAGCCGCTAAAACTGCTAAGAAAAAATGATTACTTGCCCAGATTGCACGCCAGCGCAACAGTATGTGTTAGAGCAACTGCAGACTCGTGCTGAAGTGACTGACAAAACTGCCCTGGCTGTGATCATGGGCAACATAGAACAAGAGTCCCACTTCCGTTCTAAGGTATGTGAGGGTGGGGCTATCGTGCCCTACGATCAGTGCCTGAGAGGGGGCTACGGGCTCATCCAATGGACCTCCCAACATCGTTATGATGGATTGGGCACGTTCTGCAAACAATGGCGTTGTGACCCATCCTCGTTGGAGGGTCAGACACGTTACATGATTAATGAAATGGAGTTCAGAGATGATCTCCATGCATTTCAAACTAAACATCAAACAGTTGATTACTACATGAACCATGCCTGGTATTGGCTAGGTTGGGGTATTCATGGTAATCGCACACAGTACACTTATTCTTTCTTAAACAAACTACAATGAAATTTCTTGCTATCCTCCCTGCCGTTGCTCTCTCTGCAACCCCTGCACTTGCTGGTACTTATGTGAATATTGAAGCCAACTCTGGTTTCACTGGTTCTAATTATAATGGTACTGTGATTGATAACCACATTGGTTACGAAGGTTCTAACTGGTATATCCAAGGTGGTCCTTCTATTGTCTCTCCTGATGGTGGAGAAGCTGAAGTGGAACTGTCTGGTAAAGTTGGCGGTTCTGTCCCCCTGTCTGAAAAGCTGGGTGCTTATGGTGAGCTGTCGTTCATCACTGGTGATAACAACAACGGTTATGGTACTAAAGTTGGTGTGAAGTACAACTTCTAATTTAATTTGTGGTGGGTGGGTCGGTTCTATTAAACACAATTAAAACATTTTTATGGCTACTTCTGTACTTACTCGGCAGAGGGATACCTGGGAAGAGTTTTGTTCCTGGGTTACCTCTACCAATAACCGTCTTTATGTAGGTTGGTTTGGGACACTGATGATTCCGTGTCTCCTTGCCGCCACCACCTGTTTTATTCTTGCTTTCATTGCTGCACCTCCTGTAGACATTGATGGCATCCGTGAACCAGTTTCTGGATCTCTACTCTATGGCAACAACATCATCTCTGGTGCCGTCGTGCCTAGCAGTAACGCAATTGGACTACATTTGTACCCGATCTGGGAAGCCAATACCCTTGAAGAATGGCTCTACAATGGCGGACCTTATCAGCTCGTCGTGTTCCACTTCCTTATCGGTATCTTCTCTTACCTGGGACGAGAATGGGAACTTTCGTACCGACTTGGGATGAGGCCCTGGATCTTTGTTGCTTACTCTGCCCCCGTGGCTGCAGCGACTGCAGTCTTCCTTGTCTATCCGTTTGGACAGGGTTCTTTTTCTGATGGGATGCCTCTTGGCATTTCCGGTACGTTCAACTTCATGCTGGTCTTCCAAGCTGAACATAATATTCTTATGCATCCTTTCCATATGCTTGGTGTTGCCGGTGTATTTGGTGGGGCTCTGTTCTCAGCTATGCATGGTAGTCTTGTCACCAGTTCTCTCGTTCGTGAGACGACTGAAAATGAAAGCCAAAACTATGGCTACAAGTTCGGACAGGAAGAGGAAACTTATAACATTGTTGCTGCGCATGGTTACTTTGGCAGACTTATCTTCCAATATGCGTCGTTTAATAATAGTCGTTCTCTTCATTTCTTCCTTGCCGCTTGGCCCGTTGTGGGGATTTGGTTCACTTCTCTTGGCGTTAGCACTATGGCGTTTAACTTAAATGGATTCAACTTTAATCAATCTATTGTTGATCGTCAAGGTCATACCATTAATACTTGGGCTGACATTCTTAACCGTGCTAACCTTGGTTTTGAAGTAATGCATGAACGTAATGCGCACAACTTCCCCCTCGATCTCGCATCGGCATCGACCACTCCTGTGGCTCTTACTGCCCCTACTATTGGTTAATATTATGTTTGGATTTAGTGACGGTAAACTTACCAGCCAACTTAAAATTAAAAAACAAGCGGAAGCGGCTGCCCGCAAGGGTGACACCAAAGAATTTGAACGCTTGATGCAACTCTTTAGAGAGGCTGGTAAAAAGAAATAATTAATTCGTACGTTCAACCTTCGGGTCGCATGTTACCTAGTCATGGAACGGGGACTAGGTTTATTTTGTACGAACTATGTCTATTAATCTCATTCGTTTCCTTGATAATCAGCGCAAGCGTGCTGAGCGTTATCGTGTTGATACGCTCCGTTATCGCGGTGTTGAATACAAGAAGTAATCTGGTGACACTGGGAGGGGTTCGATTCCTCTCCTTACTTATTTGGCATTGGCCCTTACGAGGACACCCTTTGCCGAACCGGTTTGGTAAAAGACCTTTAAATTTTTACCACAAAAATTTTTATATATCAAACGTTTGGTAGTCTTTTATATTTAATTATTTACTACTACAATGGCATTTCAATCTTCTGTTAACCCTTCTCAGCTTACTCAGCTGGGTCAGGCTAACCTTACGGGTGATACCCGTGCTCTGTATCTCAAGCTTTTTAGCGGTGAGATGTTCAAAGGATTCCAGCACAACACTATTGCTCGGGATCTGATCATGAAGCGTACCCTGAAGAACGGCAAGTCTCTGCAGTTCATCTACACGGGTCGTACAAAGTCTGAGTTCCATACTCCTGGAAACAGCATCCTGGGTGATAGCAACGGTGCACCCCCGGTGGCTGAGAAGACCATCACCATTGATGACCTTCTGATCAGCTCCGCATTCGTGTATGAACTGGACGAAGTCCTGGCTCATTACGACCTCCGTTCTGAGATCAGCCGTAAGATCGGCTATGCTCTGGCTGAGAAGTATGACCGTCTTGCCTTCCGTGCTGTGGCACGTGGTGCACGTTCTGCTTCCCCTGTCTCTGCTACTGGCTATGTTGAGCCCGGTGGTACTCAGATTCAGGTCGGTACTGGTGCTGGCTCCGAAGCTGATGCTTATGATTCTGCCAAGCTGGTTGCTGCATTCTATGATGCTGCCGCTGCTCTGGATGAAAAGGGTGTGTCTTCCGACGGTCGCGTGGCTGTCCTGAACCCCCGTCAATACTATGAACTGATCCAAGCTGTCGGTTCTAACGGTCTTGTTAACCGTGATGTCCAAGGTACCGCACTGCAAGGTGGTCAGGGTATCGTGGAGATTGCTGGTATCAAGATCTACAAGTCCATGAACATTCCGTTCTTGGGTAACTATGGTACCAAGTATGGTGGCACCACCGGTGTGACCTCTCCTGGTAATACTGGTAGTTTCGTTGGTGAAGCCCTTGAGGATGCTTCCAACGCTAGCACTGGTATTAACAACGATTACGGTACTGCTGCTGAAGTCGGCTCCACTTCCTGTGGTCTGATCTTCCAGAAAGAAGCTGCCGGTATGGTTGAAGCTATTGGTCCTCAGGTGCAAGTCACCAGCGGCGATGTGTCCGTCATCTACCAAGGTGATGTGATGCTTGGTCGTTTGGCTTGTGGCTGTGACTACCTCAACCCTGCTGCTGCTGTGGAACTTCACGTTACCAGCACTGCACCTTCTGCATTCTGATTCTTTTTTGGGAGCCTCTTCGGGGGCTCCTTTTTTTTAATTTCTTATTGAGAATGATAATCAATGGCTTTTCCTACCACTAATGCGACACAGGAACTACCTGCTGTTAATCAAATTTTGCAATCATGTGGGCAAGCGCCTGTCACTACCCTAGATCAAACCAACCCGGACGTTGCGATTGCCTATGGGACTTTGTTAGAAGTCTCTCGGGAAGTACAGGCGGAAGGTTGGTCATTTAATCGGGAACTTAACTATGAAATGATTCCTGATAATAACAACGAAATTCAAATTCCTAACAACGTACTCCAAATTGACCTGTCATCTAACCCTAATAATATGAGTTATGATGTCGTAAGGCGTAATGGTAAACTATACGACAAGATCAGCCATTCCTATGATTGGGCTGAAGGTAAAGATAACGTCGCTTGTGATATTATCTGGTTGTTTGACTGGGTTGACCTACCTAAACCTGTTCAAGATTATATTACCGCAAGAGCTGCTGTAATTGTATCTAGTCGTATTGTAGGCGATCCTAATCAATACCAGATGCTTCAACAAAAAGAAGCTTATTCACGAAGTAATTTGATGGAGTATGAGTGTAATCAAGGTGACTACACCTTCTTTGGACACTCAGGTGAAACAAATCACTATCAATCTTACAAACCGTTCCAAGCACTTTATAGGTAATGGCAGCAGTAACTCAACGAATTTTAAACTACCTCGGTGGTGTATCAAGACAATCAGATGACAGAAAACTGCCAGGTCAAGTACGTGAGTGTTACAATGCGTATCCTGATCCTACGTTTGGATTAGTTAAACGACCTGGATTTGAACATGTTTTAAATATTGGTACTGGAACCACTTATGATGATGGTAAGTGGTTTTATCTTAATAGAGATGATGATGAAGAGTACATCGGTGTAATCATAGGCTCAACACCATCCATTAATATTTGGAACATAAAAACAGGAGCTACTTGTACTGTAACTTACCCAGATGGGACAGGTTATTTAAACGGTACAAAAGACCAACTTAAAATGGTATCTATCCAAGATACTTCTATTGTTATTAATTCAAGTATTGATGTTGCAGCCCTTAGTGTTACAACTAATTATCAAGAAGACAGGGCGGCAAGTGTTGTACTTAAGCAGTATGGTGATGCAGAAACTTACACCATTACTGTTAATATTAATGGTTCAGCTAACACTGCTACTTACACCACCAGTTCCTCAGATGATGTAAACTCAGTTCTTACTAATTTAGAAAGTGACATCAATGGATGGGGAATTTCTGGTCTTACTGTAACACGCCTCAGTAATTCACTTGAACTTACCAGCACGTCTGATATGGATGTATCGGCTGAAGGTGGTTTGAGTAACTTGTATCTTGTTGCTATTGAGCAGAATGTTGATGACATCTCAGATCTTCCCCCTAAATCAGTACACGATAGAGTTTTAAAAGTTCTAAATACTGGTGCTGCTGAAGATGATTATTGGGTGAAATTTGTAGCACATGATGAAGTAAGTGGTGAAGGGTATTGGGAAGAGACTTTAGACCCTAACTTTTCTGCTGGTCTTGATAGAACCACTATGCCGCATGAGCTAGTTAACACAGCAGTAGATACGTTTGTCTTTAGACAGATACCTTTTGAACCACGTTCTGTGGGTGATGATACAACTAACCCACAACCTAGTTTTGTAGGTAACAAAATTACAGCAGGATTCTACCATAACAACCGTCTTGGGTTTTTATCCAACGACAATGTAATTATGAGTCGGTCTGGTGATTTCTTTAATTTTTATAATAAGACCGCTCAAGCTGCTCTTGAAAGTGATCCTATTGACATCAGTTGTTCTTCCATTAGACCTACTGCTTTACATGCTGTAATCCCTGTAGCTCAAGGTGTCATCTTATTTTCATCGTCTCAGCAATTCCTCATGTTCTCTGATACTGGTGTGTTGAGCCCAACAACATCAACAATCAGAACCATCTCTAATTATGAGGTTAATAAAAACATTGACCCTGTAGATGTAGGTACTAATATCAGCTTTGCTAGTAAGACTCCTGGATACTCTAGGGTCTTTGGCATGGTAACCAAAGGGCAACAAATGAGTCCACAGGTGTTGGATATTAGCAGGGTAGTTAAAGAGTGGATTAGTCCAGACATTGATCTGATGATTGCCAGCCCTCAAAACTCGTTGATTGCAATGAGTGGTCAAGACTTAAAAGAAGTGTTTCTATTCCGTTATTATAATGACGGTGAAAAGAACTTGATGGAGTCTTGGGTTAGCTGGAATATGCCAGGTACTGTACAGTTCCTTGCGACTAATACTGATGACATGTATGCTGTTACTAAACAAGCTAACCAGTTTACTATTCTTAAGACAGCTTTAAGTCAATCACCTGAACAGGCTATTATTGTTAATAACCAAGGTCAACGTGTTAACCCCTGTATAGATCTATATGCTACAGCTTCTAGTGTAACATATAACTCTACTACTAAAGAAACACGTTGTTATTTACCTTTTAATGATGTATCAGATTTAACACCAATTATTGTTATTAAAGGTACAACACAAACAGGTTCATTTGTTGAATCAGGTTTTACCGTAACACCTGAACGTGGTACTGATGGCACTGGAGATTATTTTAGCATTACTAACAAAGACCTTTCAGGTGTAGCATCTGATGTTATTGTTGGTTTTAAATATAATTTTGATGTAGAATTACCACGCACTTATTTCAGACCTGAACAAGCACAGACAGATTTTACAGCTAATCTAACAATTGCACGTATGAAGTTCTCTGTTGGATTGTCTGGTATAATGAGCTTTAAACTGCAGCAAACAGGTAGACTACCTTATGAGCTTAAGTTTACTGGTGATGGTAGCACTACAACCTTTACATTTAACAAACGTGATCTTGATTATGTAGATAGGTCTGATGTTAAAGTAAAAGTTAACGGTGTAACAGCTACAAATTTTAGTTTTACTAATGATACCACTATTGTATTTACTTCTGCTCCTGCTAATAATGCAGAGATTAGGTTCTATATTGACGAGTGGTTTGACGTTCAACCTACTATTGAAGCTAATACTTATCTAGCTAATGATGTACCGCTAGATACAGAGAATGTGTTTACACTTCCTATTCATCAACGTACTGAAAACTTTAGAGTAAGAATGTTTAACAATTCACCGTTCCCTGTTGCAATTAATGCAATGATGTGGGAAGGACAATACACACCTCGTTTCTATAGGAGGTACTGATTGTGGCTCCATTGACAACGACGTTACTTACAGTTGCACCGCAAGTTGCTCAAGGTGTTTATAATATCTTTTCTGGCAATTCACAAGCGGCTGAAACAAGTAAAAAACAAAGAAGGCTAAACAAAAAACAGTGGAACTACAATCAAGACTTATTTCAGTTTGAAAACAACGAAAGAGACCGTTTCTATGAATATCAAGTAGAAGGTCTCCAAATTCAAAAAGATAATGATGCTGCTAACAGGCAATATCGATTAGATAGTCTACGGCAAGATCGCGATTACAAAATGGGTATTCGTGATTTTGAATACGATCAGCAGAGGCGTGTGTTTGATGTACAAATGCAACGCTTTGTTGACCAAAGGGGTTTTAATCAAATAGCTTTCGACCAAGCTATGCGGCAACAAAACCAATATATGCATGAAACCCTTGTTGGTATGGAGTTTGACGAAACACAAACTCTTCTTAATTTTACTGCTGCATCAGCTGGTCTTGAGTTGAAAAAAGAGTCTGCTAGATCTACTGCTGATATTCAATTAGGTCAACTTCGTGATACTTCTTATCAAGCTTTAGATGTTGCTAGAAGTAAAACAGCATTTGGTAAACGTCAAGCAAACATCGAAGCACTTAAAGCAAGTGGGCAGATGGCTGCAATCGGTAGTGTTGGTAAGTCGGTTGGTAAAGGGCAACAAGGCATTAAAGCTGAACTTGGTGCTGCCAAGGCACAGATGTCTAAACAATTAGTACAGCAGCAACGTCAAATTATGACTGAAATGTACTATAACCAACGTTCTATTGTCAACCAACTACTTACTACAGAAGCTAGTGCTGATCTTGACTTGATAAATTTAAACGCTCAACTTGATTTAGATCAAGCTAAAATGTCCGCTAGCCGTGATAACCTTATGGCTAACGATAAGCTTGTTCGGGATCGTATTAAAGCACAAAGACTTCAGGCTGATCTTAACAACGTTATGCCACTTGAGCCTCAGAAGACTCCACCAATTCCTGAAATTATTGAGCCTCCTATTCCTCAATATGCTGAAATCTTTAAGCCAGGTAGACCGCCTGAGCCTGTGAAGGGGATAGGATATTCTTCTAGTAACCCTTATGCAACACTTGGACAGGTTGCTGGTATTGCAAATAGTGTTATTGGGTCTGAACCCTTCCAGAATCTCCTAACCCAACAGATGACGCCTTCGTATGATTTAGGTCAAATTGGATCTACATTTAATCCTGATATTAATTTAGGTATTGCTAGCCCAGCAGGTTTTGATTTTAACCTTTCATCGATTTTTAGTCCTACAGGTGGGACTCTTGTATCAAATCCATCGATGTTTGATTTAAATAAAAGTTTTTTTTAAATAACTAATTCTTCCTTATGGCACAATATAAAAGCTTTGCATCTAAAGGAAGTTTTAGTGACTTCCAAATGACTGCACCTGATCAATCAGATAAAATTGCCCGCGAAACAGAGCGCCAACTAAGGGGCATGGAGCGGGCGCAACGTTTTACTGAAAAGAATCGGGAAATCCTTGGGCAAGCTATGCGTGAAGCCCAAGCAACTAACGAACAAATACGAGAGCAAAACTTTAAGAGTGAGACGGAGTACCGTCGTGCTTATCGTGACGCACAAGAGCGGAACTACAGGACTGAACTTGAAAACGATGCTAATGCTGCTAAAGCACAGCAACAGGCATTTAAAGATCTTAGTGAATTTTCCCAGACTGCATTTAACCTTTATGGTCAGATTGATCAAACACTTAAAAAGGCTGAGCTTAGTGTCAAGCATAAGCTTGCCTTGGATGCTGGTTTAGATCTTCAAGATCTTGCTTCTTTGCGTGGTATTGAAGGTAAATTGGATAGAGCACAATTTAACCAACTTGCCTTCATCCAACAAAAAATTAAAGAAGGAGCTAGTTCCACTCAAATTAGTGCACTTTATGAAGTGTTTAAACGTAGTGGTTCTAATCAATGGTATGAGATGAAAGGTCTCTACCAAAACTCTGTACTTGGTCATGATGTTGCTTTACGTACTCATGTTGAGTCATTGTTTAAAGATGGTGCCACACCTAGTGATGCAGAAATCAAAGCAAGTGTTGAGGCATTTAATGTCAGGTACATTGAAAATAACCTTGCTGGAGCACGTCCTGAGATCCTGGAAAGCTCTGGGGTCTACACTAAAATTCGTAACAACAGCAACACTTTAATCAACTCTTATAGCATACAATCTGCTGAGCAACGTAAAGAGCAAATTAAAATTGATAAGTACACTACTTTAAACACTAAGTTTTTTGAAAATCGAGACGTAAATGCTATAATTAATGAATTACAAGCTAACCCTAGTGCCGACAATCGTAAGGATATTCTTGGCTGGGCGGTGCAAAGTTTACGTTCTAATTCTATTACTATTGATGAAGCGAGAGCTATTTTAAATGGTAAGATTAAAGTTGGTAACAATGAAACTACGGTTGCTAAACAGTACAACGGGTTTATTGAAGTTACTGAATTACACGAAGCTATTGAAAGTAGGCGGAAGCAGAATAACGTTAACTTTATAGAACAAGAAGCTCTACGAAAGGCAGAAGTAAATGCTCAATCTTTCGACACACTTAACGAGAAAGTAGTTGCTCAAGGTTTTGTTACAAAAGAAGATCTAGAGACTGAGCGTGATTATTTACTTCAAAAAGGTGGGGATGTAACCTCTATTGACAAATTTTTAAACTATGAAGCTGACACAATAGCTTCACGTGCTGTTGATTCCGATTGGCAAAATAGGTATGAAAAAACAGGTTTACTTCCTACAATAGATGAGATTAACAACTTTACTAAGCTTGACGCTGGTGTTCGTAGTAAATGGTTGAAAATTATTAAGGATCGTAACCAGATCGCACCTCAAATTAAAGAGCATGAAAAAGCAATTCGTGATCAAGTAAAAGCAGCTCCTCAAATTCAAGCACTTGGTAGTGCTTCAGCTAGTGGTACTGTTTCTATCATGCAAACACGGATGATTCAGGAGTATAAAAGACTTTTGAGGACTACAGATCCTGATGCAGCACTTGCTCTTATTATTGATAAGATCCAAAAAATTCAAGCAGACCCGGCAGCATTTGATTCAAAAGGCAACTACACTTCTATTATGAATGAGCTAGCTTCTGATAGAGCTAGAGGTGAAGTAGATGCTGCAGCTTTAAATGCCGCTATTGATGTTATTAAAACTACACCAACAACCCGTAAAGATTTTAAAGAATTAGCTTCTGCTATGGGAGCTTCTGTTGTTTATAGTGATTTAGACAATTTAATGAGCGGTAGACCTACAAGTGCTTTGTTTAATAATGTAGCTAACAAGCTTAATATGTCCCCTTATGAGCTTGCACAAACACTTGATAAAGCTGGTAGACATGATGTTATAAAAGGTCCACTAGTGGCACAATGGGATAAAATTATCCGACAAAGTGCAGAATCAAACAAAGGTAAACGCCTTCGTAATACAAACCGTGAAGTTGTAGAAAGGACTTATCGGGCAAATACAATGAGAGATGGTAGTGGTGCTACAGCTCCTGTTCGTAGCAGCTTTGGGGGATCAATTTCAAAAAATGAAGCTGCTTTTATCCAAACAGTAAGGTCTGCTGAAGGTACTTTTGGAGCTAATGGTTATAATACAGTATATGGTGGAGCAGTTGTACCACAGCTAACTCAATTTACACTTGGTGAATTGTATGACGCAATTAAACTTGGTGGAACTGATGCTATTCCTGAACGTCTTGGCGGCGGTAAAATTCCATTCAAAAAAGATCAATACAATTCCTCGGCTTCAGGTGCTTTACAGCTAATGCCTGAAACATTAAGAGGTTTGGTCGAACGTGGTGGTTACAGTTGGGATACTGTTTTTAGTCCTGAAACACAAGACCGTATGATCATAGATCTTGCTAGGCAAGGTGGTGTTGATTTTGGAAACATGAACGCAGACCAAATACGTAAAGCTGGTCGTATTTGGGCAGGACTAACACGTCACTATGGACAAACTAACACAACAGCAGAACAATCTTTTGCTCAATATAATAGATTTTTAAACCAGTAAATTAGGTTAATTACTAATGAACGATTATGATGAGCAGCTTTTGGAGGGTACGCCCGAGCTGACACCAGAAGAAATTGCATTACTTGAGGCTGAACAAGCTGAACTGCAGACTTATCTGGAGCCAGAACAAACCCAAGAGCCTGCAACCCCACAGGTGTCTCAACCAACAGCTACGGCTGGAGGTCAGCAGGCACCTCCTGAACAACCACAAACAGGTCCATACAGGACTGAAACAGGTGACATTGATTTAGAGAAGATGCGTCGTGAAGGCGCTGAATTTGACATGATGGGTCTTGCCGGAGTGTCAGATTTTATGCTTGATGCTCTTAATCTTCTTCCTGGTGTTGACTTACCAAAAGTACCTGAGTTTGAAAACGAAGTAGCTCAAAGCTCTCGGGAGATCATGTCTGTTGTTATCCCGACTGTAGCACTAGGTGCTGGTGGTACCTCTGCTCTTACAGGTGCAGCAGGTCAACTAGGTACAACAACAAGGGTTGGTAAATTTCTAAACGATCCCTTTGTCAGGCGCCTTGGTACTGTAGCATTCAGTGCAGGTGCTGGTGCAGCTGTTGATTACACAGTTGAATTTAACAAAGAGGATGACAACCTTGCTGGTGCACTTCGTAAAACTTATCCACGTTACTTTGGTTGGTTGCCAGAAAACCTAGCTACACTAGATGGAGACAGCCCTGAAGTTAAACGTGCAAAGAATGTACTTGAAGGTGCGTATTTAGGACTTGGTACAGATATGCTACTTGGTCTTAATAAACTATTCCGTGGTCGGGGTGGTTTTGCCAAGGGTGCAGCAATTCCTGAAACTGAAAAGGCAGGTCAATACTTCAGTCGTAATGTTGAACCTGAAGGTGATGTAGATGATGTTGTAGAAGCAGCAGCCGCTGCACGTTCTGATTCTTTGGATGAGATCGGTAACTATAACCTATCTAAACGTGTTGTAGAAACTGAAGTACCTATAAGTGGTAGGGATTATTACATTGACTCAATGTCAGCCCGTGCTACAACTATACCACCTGAAGAAGCTAGAGTCCTTTATTCTGATGCATGGGATAACATGGATGAGGTTACTCGTAAAGGGTTTGATGATATAGCAGCAGAAAGTGGGTTGACTACAATTCAACGTAATGTCGATACTTCTGAACCTATTTTTGGTTACCATGATCTTTATGGTTATCAGGAGATGGGTGTACGTTCTGTAGATGATCTTGGTATTGTGGGTGCTTCTATTGATGCAGCACGCATCGCTAGCAACTCAGATACTATTTATGGTCGTCTTGGTAATGCTGTATCTGAAGGTGCTCTTAAGTTTAGCCTGGAGAATGTTGACAATCAACTGACTGTACAAAAAGGTCTTGCTGATGTATTGACTGCAGCAGATGATTATGGTTATCGTTCTGCTTCTGGACTTGATCTAAGTAGTGCTGACATTAAAGATGCAGGTGAACGTCTTGCTGCTACATTCTATGAAATGGATGTACAAGCACTACGTACACAACTTCCTGACTTGTCTGATGTTAAACCAACTGGTCTTACAGTTCTATCTGATGATGCTTATAAAGGTGTTGTCGGTGCTTTGAAGAAGTACATGGATGACTTTGCTAACATGGATTACATGAAGGCACAAGCTTATGTAGGTACTTCATTTGGTGGACAAATCTCTGACATGGCTCAGGGTATGCGTCTTACTGAAGGTACACCAGCTATTGAACGTGCAACAGAACAAATCCTTGATAGGATGGAGTTCTTAATGGTTCAAAAGAACATGGCTTCTTACACCAAAAATAAGTCTAACAAGATGATGAACTTGTTCAATAAACTCACTACTGGTGAGGCATTGGACGTTAAAGAAGCTAGACGTATTGAACAGGCTATTCGTGGTGAAGCAGATCAAACTGCTGCTGCATTGGCTAAAGTAAAAGAAGAAGCTAGGTTTACTATTGATAACCTACGAGAGATCAGTCAGACAGAACCTGAGATGTTGCGTCCGCTAATGATGGCGTATGAGATGACTGACGGTAATATCTCTACTATTACCAAACTTAACAATTATCTTAAGCAATCAACAGCTACTCTTAGCAAAGCTTTTATTGATGGTCAACCAGAGATCCCTTCTGCAATCCTCAAAGGATTTTACTCTAATGTTTATAACTCTACATTGAGTGCTTTTGGTACACCAATTCGTGCTGGACTTTCTAACGCTGTACAACTTATTGAGAAACCACTACGTGTGATGGCAGGTGGTCTGCTTAATGGAGACCTAAAGACTGTTCGACGTGGATGGTATCAATATAGTAGTGTTACTGAATCACTACAAGAGT